TACTGGATGTAGATACTAATTGAAAAGTGCACCGTATTTTAATTGAAAAGAGCTCCATCCATACTTGTTACAAAATTACATATAAGTTTAAAATCTTCATTTATCTTGTCTCATTTTTTGTGTTTCTTTGAGCCTATAAGAGAGTCCGGTCATATTTACCAGATAGGCTTTATGTGTAAGCCTGTCGACCATTGCCGCTACAAGCACCTTGTCCTTTATGATTTCATTCCATCTGTTAAAAGCCAAATTAGTAGTAATGATTGTAGCTTTTTTCCCGGCCCTTAAGGACAAGTGGTTAAAAAGCAGTTCTCCTCCTTCCTTGTCACAACTGACATATCCGAATTCATCACAGATAACCAGATCGTATTTTTCAAACCGTAATTGCAACGCCCGCAGTGTCTTTGCGGATTTGGCTTCCCTTATCTGGGTAAGCAAGACAGGGACTGAAGTAAACAATACGGTAAAATCCTGCTGGCAGGCCTTTATTCCTAAAGCCGTAGCAATATGAGTCTTTCCCGTCCCCGGATTTCCATACAGGACTATGTTTCTTCCCTCCCTGATGAAGTCCAGTGTTTCCAATTCAGGCAATATTATCTGTGCCTCTTTGGGCATGTCTTCCATGACAAGTTCATGCAGATACTTCATTTGTGGGAATCCCGCAGATTTTATCCTTGATTTTCTTCTACATTCCCTTCTTCTGACACTTTCCTTTCCAAGCAATTCGGTCAAGAAATGCAAATGGCTCCAGTTTTCTCCGGCTGCCAATGAAAGGGTGTATTCCAGTTCCTCTTTGAAGGCCAGCAGCTTCAGTTCTGTCGCATAGTCATAAATGGTTTCTTTTTCTGATTTCATATATTATAAACTTAAATGGTTGGTATTATATCATGCGCTTCATTGTATCCTGTCATGAGTGCCGTAATGCCTTCAAGCATATCCACGGCTTCTCTTTCTATATTCTCTTGTTGTGCCGGAAGAACAGGCGACTCCATGGATTCTTCCATCTCTTCCTGTGCGTTGCCATGCAACATGGCCTTTACCTGTTCCGGAGATATCTTTCTGACACCACGTCCGGTCAGTTCCCTGCATGCCCTGATGATGTCTGTCCCGGAAAAACCATTTTCCCATGCATAGTCCAGCAGCAGGACGAATGCCCTGTTGTCATTCTTGAAATAGCTGTCATACAGTCTTTTCAGTTCTTCCGGTGCTCTTTGCCAGACCACAGAATGAGGTAATGCACCCGGTTTACGGGAAAGTGTACGCAAGTAGTGCTCCAGCTTGATGCACCAGTCGCCACCACAATAACTGCGTTGGTGCGAGGCCACTTTCTCCTTCCCGTACAGGATGACGATTTTTTCACTGTAGACCTTGACATGTACTTTTTCTCCTACAAGGGAATCAGGTACGGAATAATGAACATTTTTCATGCTGACAGTCGACCACTTGTCCACGATGTACTCATTGACCTCAAAACAGCCAAGGTTGCCGGGAAAAGGCTTCAGCGATGACAAATCAGCCTCCAGACGCGATGATTTCTCCGCTGTTGAAAGACTGCCCTGCTCGTTGTTGACCTGCGTACACATTCGGTTCAAATGCTCCTGGGCGGAACGTATGTCATTGAAATGGTCAGTCAGGCAGAAAGCTTTCCTCCTGACATATTCCACGCTGCGTTCCACATGCCCTTTCTCCCATCCGGCCCGTACATTACAGAAACGGTACTCAAAACAATAGAAACCGGACATCTTCATCAGGGCTTCCGTAGGCTTCTTGTCACCACCGACAAAGCTCTTGACGGCTACACGCATATTGTCATAGACCATCATGGCGGGGACACCATGTATATCCCTGAAGAAGTTGCGGTGGGATTCCATGAAGGCAAGCGTATTCTGATGCCTGAAAAGGTAGGCGTATCTGCCATTGCTATGCCCGAAAGTGAATACGGCCAGATAAAACTTGGTCTTGACACCGTCAATAAAAAGAAGGACTTCACCCCAGTCAAACTCAACAATGCATCCCGGCTCATAGAACAACCGGATAAAGGCTTCGCTCTTTTTCTTCTCTTTGTATGACTCTATATTTTTTATATAACTGCACACTGTGGCATAACTGATGGTATATCCTTTGGATAACAGAAACTGGTGGATATCCTTCTTCAGCATGCGCTGCTTGCGAAGCCCCGTAGCTACCTTAACGGCATTCTTCTTCAGGCAAAACCCGATCTCGTCCTTAATCTCTTGTGTAAGGCGGCGAGGGCGGCGTTTGGAACTGTCATACTTGGGCTGGACGGTAAGCAAATCACTCAAAGCCTCTTCCGGATTATCAGTACGGATGGCTGATTCGTATTCTGAAAGAATATTGTCAACGGTATGACGGCTGACATGAAGTTCACGAGAGATACGCCGTTTGCTATAACCGCATACTCTATACATGTGTATTATTGATTGTCTTTCTACCATAGTCTTCATTTTACCTTTGTATTTGGATGATACAAAGGTCATTATACTTATCCTATGGCGGCGCACTTTTCAATTGGAATATTGGCGCACTTTTCAATTAGTATCTACACCTAATGCTGCCTTTGCACGGTTTAATTCATCTGATAAAGATTGTCTTTTAGGGTCGTACTTTCCTAATTTCTTATATTGTTCTGTAAGCATTGAAACATCATTCTGTGTCTCACGTATGATGTCTTTTTGTTTAATGATCTCTTCGGATAAGGAATTGACAGCTTTTTCGCCATCGTATATACCTTTTTTGAATCCCGTTTCCATCTCTGCTCCAGCTTTAGCGGCATTAGTTACCAACTCATCCAACCTTTGATTAGATGCAGCAAGTTGGACATTTAAAGCCTTGAAAGCAGCAGGAGACTGCGTGCCATCCATGCTCATTAACTCTTGTTTTAACTTCACAATTTCATTACGGAGCCTTACAACTTCTTCCCAGTCACTACCTACCTTAAAATATAATTTCGCCATATCTATTTCTTTTTCCTACGATTAGCCAATTCCTTACCACTGATTCTATTCACTTTTTGACCACCATATACTGCGTGTAATTTATCCCGTTGCATCATCAGCAGATTCCGATAAGGGATAACCTCAAACACTTCTGTATAACTCAGATGAAGCGTGTCAATCAAATGGGCTATCTGCCCGAAGAACGTTGTGTTTCCTACTGTTTCGGTCTTGCTGCCAGCATCGACACGTTCCTCATCGAGCTGACACACTGAAAAGCCGATATATCCATCATAGAGAAACAGACTTCCAAGGCATTCCTAACTTCTTCAAAAGTCCCGTTCTCTAAATTTTCAGCCAGCTCCTCACTGCCACAGATGAAACAAGAAATACCTTTCAGCATATCTTCAGTAGCTTTAGGAAGCTCTTTAATAGCCTCCATGATATTATCTCCTCGCAGGGCGATATTGGAAAAATGATGAATGGCACGACAGATAACTTTAATTGTAGGCGGTTTGATGGTATAAACGATTCCACCTATCCCTACATTTTTAAAATCCAGCCCTAATAGGGCATCAGAAACCGTTTTTGCTGCTTGATTATTCATAACATTAAATTAAAAAGGCGGTGAGCAACCACCCACCGCCATCTGAAAACAATCCTTTTACTGAAAAATTATCAACCTTCCGGCACTACAACTTCCGATTCGTCAAACCACTTTTCGGAAGCCAATCCATCTACACCTGTGGAAAGGGGAACGGCCGAAACAGCCAATCCGACAGCCTTATCGGTATTAGAGCCACGGGCATTGATAGCCGCTTTCGGAAACACAACATAAACTCCGTCTTTGGTTTTACCAATCACACATTTATGAATAGGCTTATACTTGCCTCTTTCCCAATTCTTTTCTGTGGCTTTACCACCTTGTAAATCAGCCTTTGTAGCATAATCATACTCACCAATGGTGAAGTTGATTTTCACCTCACCCGGTTCAGACGTTTCCCGGTAGTACTCACCAGTCAAAGCGTTTTTGTAACGAGTTACACTTGCCTCTGCTTCTTCGTATTGATACGTGTCACCATGCACATTCTTGACCCGCTTCGTTGCTGCGTTTTTCAAGATGGTGGCTACTTCTGCGCCTGTTAATCCGGCAGCTGGAGTAGTAACCGTTTTAATCGGTTCTGCATAATACAGTTCGTCAATTTCTACTGCTGTAATCATATCATTTTACATTTAATACATTAAACAAAATTCTCACATTCACATAATGACACTTCAAAGCTGTGTCCGCTTCTGTACCGATAGAATCAATAGAGTAACGATATGTCATACCATCATAGGTGCTTACTACATCATCAAACAGCTTGCCAGCCTTTCTTTCAAGTTCGTTAAGCCGGATTGTGTTCGCTTCATTCTCGCTTAAATTGGGTACACATAGATTCACTTCTGCGAAAGATTTCTTCCAATAAGTTCCCGTCTGTTGTTTCTTCGTGTGGATGACAATCCTTTCGGACTTCAATTCACCCGTCAGCGTTTCTCCTGCTGGTACTATGTCTATTCCGAAAATCTTGCAGTCCCGGTAGAGGATGTTTCCTATGTCGGTGGTTACTATCATCGTTCAAATCTATCTTTCAATCTTTTTTCTGTCCTTATCGCTGCACTTCCTGCAACTTCAAATCCTTTGGATTCCACGAATGAAGCATAATCAGCTTCGTTTTTCAGAATTAAGCCATCTTCATTAACCTCATAATCATTCGATTCTCTCAAATGTTTTGTGTGGTCTTGATAGTTTCCGGTAGCTTTTGCATCTTCAACAAATGCCTCTCCCTCTTCTTTCATGCCAGCAACGACTTCGCTTGTTCCGTCCTCAAAGAACTGGTCAACATCCGAAAAGTCTGCATCTATTCCAACCATATTACTCTGTAGGAAAAATAGTTTGTTTCCAAAGGGCTTTTAGCAACTCCTTCACCTCTTATGCTTCCATCGACATTCAAACAACGAACCTCTGCACCTGCTTCAACCTTTGACGGCTTGTCAAAGACTACCTTGTACTTGAAATCATACAAAGCACCATTGATAGATACTTTCTTTTCCGCACTCACATCATCACAACGGCATCTGCATATATCCTGCCAGCTCTCACCACCTGTGCCGGGAATAGGTCTGCCGAACTCATCCTTATCCATCGGGGTGATAACCTTAACCTGCAATATGTGGGGAGCGAATATCATAAGAAAGTCACTTTAGGTTTGTTACTCAGTTCGTCTTTCAAGCCGTACTGCTTACACAGAAATGAATAGTAATCCTTAATGCCTTGAATGTTCCAAGACATAGAAAAACCGCCTTCACTGATTGAAGTGGCACGGAGTAATAGAGAGGGGATGAACTTCGCAATCGCCACAGAGACACGACCGTGGCAATCCTCGTTCATCTCATCCTCTCCGCTTATATTCGCGTTCAGACACATATCGAAAAAGTCAGCCTCTGACAACTGGATGTCGAAGGTCTGAAACCTTTGCTGTATGTAGTCATTTACTGTCATGCCTCAATCCCTAATGCTTCTTTCAGTTTGGCTGTTGATTCTTCATCCAGTTCTGCAACCTTAGCCAAAAGAGTTTCCTCTTTCATATTGCCGGAAGCCTGCGCACCGATAGACTTCAAAGCATCAATCAAAGCCTTCTTCTCAAACTCCTTTTCAAAGAGGGAAATTTTCACCTCTTTCTTTTCTTCAGGAGCTTTCACTTCGGGATTTTTTGCCTCAATCCGTTCAGCAAGTCTGCGGCTTTCCATATCCAGCACACGGGCTTCCTCACCGACTTCAATCACTTCACCGGGAGTATAATACTTTCCGGTGAACTTGTCGCGGAAAACTGATATAACCTTTACTTTCATATCCTACCTCCTTATGCTGATTGGATGGATGCAATTTCGCTCAAATCGAAATTGGTTATCAAATCTGGATTGGAAATCTGCGGAATCCACTCTGCCGTATATTCCATGTAGCGACCGTTTTTGTCACGGTAGTTAGAGATAAGCATCTGCCCCTCTGACGGGATATAAGTACGTCCTTGTACTGGGTCTGTCGCTTCATACGGGGTATGATGGCGCATATAACCAATGTTGTCAGAAGGTAACAGAGTAATACGGTTATCCGCGTAAATCTGCACATTCTTTCCCGTCTGGTCTTTCACGTAGTCCTCCTTGATTTCGATGCGAGGTAGACCAATGCCGGTGAACACTTCGGAAGCCAAAGAAGAGGAAACCAATCCCGTACTCAACTTCATCTCATTAGAACCAAGAATCATCTTGTACTGCTCACCAAATTCAGATGAACCAAGAATAAGCTTGTTGAAAGATGCACGAGTCATAACCATCTTGGCATAAACGCCATAGTCCGGTGCCAAGGAATGAAGTTTCTCTCTCAAATAAGAGATAAACATATTCTTTCCGTCCACAACCACATCTCCACTTTTAGGCTTGATAAAATTGAACGGAAGGGTAATCTCCAGCAGTTTATTATTGGTCTGACCGGAAGTGATTGCAGCGTCTTTGTTGTAAACGGTGGCTTCACCAAGCATCAACAGCGCACCGACAATAATATCCATACGCTTGTGGGCAGCAAGGGTAATCTGACGGTAGTCGTCTGCCAGGAAGTTTACAATCTCTTCCATTGCAGCCTTTTGGTCGGCTGGCTTAGCTGCATTGAACTTGTCAATCAAATCCTGTAATTCGGAAAGACGGTCAATAGACATCTGATAAGCATCACCCAAATAGGCAATCTCACCATATCCGGAACCGATGTTCCGACGTTCACGGATGGGTTTCTCTCCAAAACGTGAATTGATAGAGCCGGCCATAACTCCGGTTACAGAACCGATATAATCCTTGAACACACGAGTAGTTACTCTGCGGAAAGTAAGATACTGCTGCCAATAGATTGTGTCCTTGCGTGTCTGGTTCACACGTCTGATGATAGCGGAAACAATGTTCGCATCATCGAATAATGTTTGAATCGTTAAAAACATATCCTACCTCCTTACTCGTTAAATTCAAACCATCCCTTCATGTTGGCTTTATCGTTCTCGGAGAACGGCATAACCAATTTTGAGGGTTCAATTTCTGCGGCTGTACGAAGCAATGAAACCAATGTGATTCCGTCCTCAACCTTTGTACGGTTAAACAGAGCCGAATTAGCCACATGCTTTTGCTTTAAACCATCAACTGCAACCGCATTGAATAATACAGCATCTTTGGCGATATTCTCACCAAAAGCAGTCTTGATAGTCAATACATCATAACCGGCATTAGACTTATCAATTGCCGTTACTTCTGCACCTTTCTTGCCGTTTCCGACAAACATACCCACATAAGCCAAAGAGTTCTTAGCTACTTTAATAGACAAAGCCTCTCCACCAGTGGTATAGGCTTCCGCAACTCTCACATTGATTACCGCATAAGCGAACTTGTTTTTCAAGTCCGCACAAATCGGTGTAAATCCGGGAAGAAAACTTCCCACTACCAGGTTCTGCGTATCAAGTTTGAACGGACCACGTCTACGAATGCCGGTCTGGACATCGTAGCGTTCCTCTTGCTCAACGGGCGGAACCAAGTCATACTTAAATCCTGCTGACATAATTAATTCTTGTTTTGTTCAACAATAGTTTTCGTTCCCTCATCAATCATCTTGGCGATAGATTCAGATTCTTTCTCAATCTTCGCTTCCGCTGATTCGGGAGGGGTTACGCCTTTGAAGCCGTCATTTGCGAACTCCTGCTTCAAGTCCTTGAAGTATGCGTCCAAGTCCTCATCGTCCTTAATGGCGCATCGTTTGGCGTAGTTTTCGGGAATACCATACTCCTTTGCCTTTGCCAAAATCTGCTGGCTACGTGTTGCTTGAGCCTTTTCCGCTTCAAACTGTGTTAGCTTGTCGGAAAGGCTCTTGTTGGAATCAATTAAAGCTTGCGCCCATGCAGGCACATCGTCTTTATTCTCTTCCGTTTTGGTAGTAGTGGTAGTCTCGATTGGCTTACCGTCTTTAAGGTTATGCCTCTTTTCGTAGTTGGAAACTGCGGTCTTGGAAGCATCCCCGGCACGGAAATCACCATAGGAATTAAGCACGTCCGAAAAGCTGATACCCTCAATAATGGAGTTTACCTTTGTCTCGTCCGTTACACCCTCTGCCTTCTTAGTGGCAATTCGGGTTAAGATAGCAGTGTCCACCCCAGCGAATTTCTGTTGCAGCCCTGCCAAGATTTGTTCTAAGATTGTCATACCGTATGAATTTGATTTATAAATTTCTACGGTAAATTTCGTTATTTATAAAGAAGGTGAAAAATTATCAGATAGGTGATACACGACAATAAAACGATTGTCGTAAAATGGTATAAAAAAGGCGTGAAACCGAATGGAATCACGCCTAAATAAAGTATTGTAACTTATGCCGGTACAGCCATTAATTCACGCCCTACTGAACGTATTGTTTCTATAATATCTTCAAAACGTTTCTTAGACGGCTTCTTTGTTCCACTTACATATTGAGCAAACAAACTCTGAGAAATACCTAAACGTCGTGCTATGGCAGCAGCATTCAATTCAGGATGAGCTATAAATAAATCATAAAGAGGATTAGATTTCCTTTCCCGAAAGAATCCCTCAAAACTCAAATCTTCATCAAGCTCTCTCCAATGTATTCCGTCATGGCTCGTTGTGAAATTTGCGCGCTGCGCAGGAGTAGCCCATTTCAGCCTTTGGAAATCTGAAAACTTCTCACATGCCTCCTTCCCGTCAGTGGTACGTATCCATACCTCCGTATCAGTCAACCATACCTTTTCAACTATGATATTTTCCATAACCACTTATTTTGATTTATTAAAAAATTTATTCCAATGCTCTGCTATTACTTCTTGATTTTCTTCTATAACTGATTCTACAAGTTTCAGTTCAGATGACTTCAAGCCATTATTTTTGATTAATGTAACTGGAAATAAAGTGAATTTAGCACTTACATCCCCTTTGATTACATGAACATGTATAGGCTCATGGTCATTAGCGTAAAACATAAAACGAAAACCAAATAAAATAAATATCGTTGGCATACCTTTCTCTATTGATTACCCTACAAATATAGTAATTATTTAATTACCTACAACTATTCAAGCAAAAAATTAGCGGCAATTCTTTGATGTTGCCGCAAAATATTCTATTTTTCTTGTACTAAAATTATAATCCCCATAATTTTTCTGACTAAGAGGCGTTTTTCTGTCCCTTATTTCCGATTTGCTCATTCTTTGCCGCTTGCTCCTCCTTGATTTCTGCAAGCTCCTCTTCTATGCGACTTATGGTATAGGCTTTTGTCCTGCGCTTGTCAGTTTTTGATTTAATGCAGCTTTCATCTTAGCAGCTTTAGCAGCTTGAACAAAATACAAATCAAAAAGAAGCTCCAAAACGTCCAATAAGAACTCTGCTTCATTAGGTTCTACATCTAATATTTCACCAGAAGCTTGGTCTTCCATTCCATGAGCAGCAATATTCCCAAAACCACGTATTATTTCCAAGTTGTCGCTTATGTATGATGGGAGTTTATTAGTTGCTATTAGCTTATCAATCTCCGTTTTGAGATTTCGTTCTTTAATACCTTCTTTCAGACGGATTATATTCTGTAAGCATCTACGACTTAAGGCTGCACTTGCTTTGGGGCTAAATGGAAGTACCAAACAGGCTTCATTATAATCTTCAGCAAACTTAGATTCAACTTCAGGAGCAGCAGGCATTCTACCGCTTCCTACAGGGAATAGTTGTTTAAAATTGCAGGAATGTTGTTCTTTTATAGATATTGTACCGTCATGGTATTGATTAGCATTGTTTGCCTGTCCCAAAAGTACAATAGGCTTATCACATTCACTATTTGGACATCTCATATAGAATAGACTATAAAAAATATTTCCATATTTTCCTATGTATTTTTCTGAGAAATCTACATTTACTTCTACCTGACAATGTGGACATTTCATATCTTTAATATTTAATTTGTTACAATTTTCCAACTAAATTCTTCACATCCTCCGCAGACTTCACCTCATGTACGGTATCACCTACTTTTACAAAGCCTACTATATCTCCGGTGTTTGACTTCTCAAATAGTTCAGTTACTGGGACACCCAAAGCATCGGCGATTTTTTCCAATGTACCAATAGTGGGGTTGCCATTAATTGCTTTTGATAGCCCAACTCGTGACAAGCCTATTTTTTCAGCTAGTTCAGTTTGATTGATTCCTGCCTCTTTACATAGTTCTAAAATTCTAAATCTCATATATGTATATATTTAGTTTACTCTCATTATTTATGGCAAAGTTACTCAAAGTTTTCATATTAGCTAAATAAGACAACTAAAAGTATTCTTTTTATAGTTTATTAACTATATCTATTTTGCTAATTGAATACTTATAGTTTGCTTTGTAACATCAAAATGATAACTAAAAGTATAATTTAAAACATATAAGAGTATGAGCACAAAATTTAGAAGTCAGATGAAAGAAGTAATGCAAATGGCATGGTCTTTTGTTCGCAAGAACGGTTATTCAATGAGTGAAGCGTTGAAATGCGCATGGGCTAATTTGAAGCTGAAAGCGGCTTTGAAAGTGAAGATAGTAGAGTTCTACTTCAAAAAGACCGATGGCACGCCACGTCAAGCTTTTGGCACTCTCAAAGAGAATCTTATCGGTGAGGTAAAAGGTACAGGCAGAAAACTGAATGATAATTTGCAAGTGTACTGGGACACTGAAAAAGAAGAGTATAGATGTTTCAAGAAGTGCAACCTTATAAAGATAGCATAACTATGAAAACTACATTTTTAAGTGAAGAAGCACAGGTGTTGATAACAGGGCTTAGAGGTGAAGACAACGATACAATAACTTTTAAAGCTGCGATATGTGATGCGATGTCTACTATAATGTATATGCGCCAAGTGTACGCTAAAACAGAGAAAGAAAAAGGGATGCTGCTTGATGCTATTGATACATTGACCAATTATAATGAATTGATAACCGCATTATCAAAAGAGAATTAGCACATAAAGAGTTAGCAATAAACAAATAAGATAAAAATATGAAAGAGAAAGAATTTGGAAATATTTATTCATTAGGCGAAGATTTAGATGAAAGGTTCGCGTGGTGTGTACAGCTCATTGATAATGAGCTGTGTATTGCTATTCATTGCACTACACAATCAGGACACTCTCCTTTTAATAATAAAAGTTTTATTGCAGCAATACCAATAAAAAGACTTACTGAGTGCTTGCAGTACTTGTTTGAATCTTTAAATGGTTAATGTTACACGATTATCCAGAAAGGCAGTCTTCGCACGACTTTAAAGGCTGCCTTTAATTCACTTTAAAAATGAAATAATATGGATGAAATTTGGAAAGACATTGAAGGGTATGAAAACGATTACCAAGTATCAAATTTAGGTAGGGTAAAATCCTTGCCAAAGAAATGTTGGAACGGTAAAGGATATTGGTTTAGAGATGGACGCATTTTAATACCCATAAAAAGCAAAAAGGGGTATTTGAATGTATGGTGCAGAAAGCGCATATTTAAAGTTCATCGCTTGGTCGCAAATGCTTTTATACCTAATCCGCAAAACCTACCACAAGTAAACCACATAGACGGTGATAAAACCAATAATTGCGCTACTAATCTTGAATGGGTTACTGATGGTGAAAACTTACTACACGCATATAGGGTTCTTGGTAGAAAGCAAAAGACTGGCAAAAACCACCATAATTCACGAGCTGTTCTACAATTGAAAGACGGCAAAATTATAAATTCATTTGATAGTTTGAATGAAGCGGCACGCACAACTGGTGCGCACCATTCGGGCATTTCAATGTGCTGTAATGGGAAAACAAAGAAGCACAAGGGCTATCAATGGAGCTACAAAGAGGAGTGATTTCACTCCCCTTTCTTTATGGCTTGTTTCTGTATTTCAGCTTTTCTCTTTTCTTCTTGTTCTTCTTTTATTTCTGAAATTTCTTCTTCGATGCGGTCAATATTTCCAGCAAACATTACCCCATGTCGTTGCGACCATACACCACCTGACACAGCTTTTACAGCTACATTAACTTTATCTTCTAAATTGTCAAGGCGATACGGAACAACTTCTGTACTAATATCTATCGTTTCAGATGCTTTGTTAAATTCAGATGGATTTATAGAACCTAAAGCGGAGACTATGAAGTTCACACGTCTTTGCAAGAACTCACCGATAACCTCGGCATGATTTTGAACTTGTAAATGTGTCGAAAGAAACACGTAATCGAAAGCCACTCCCGACAAAGCATTTCCAGCACCACTCAACTTTTCAAAACTGATTTGTGGTGTATTCGTCATAGAATATGCTTTCTCAAAGAGGGTTTCTACTTCAAATTTTACGGTGTCATTTGCTTGGTTCCACGTCAGATACTGGGCATCCGCACCTTCACCTGTAAGTTTGACCATTCTGTCCTTAACCTTACCCATGAAACCCTCCACGTCACCGATAAGTTTCAATAAAGGGAAGAAATGATAATCGATGCAATCTGCATAATTGGATAATAATTTCTCCAACCGAACCCGAAAAGTCTTTATCTTTTTGCAATAAGGTTCAGGACGGTAGGCATAGAGAACCGGTAATTTGGGGAATCCATGAGTAAAAGGCGTTCTTTCTTCATACCCTTTAGATAAATCCCACTGATAGACCATCTTATCAGTGATAGTCATAAAGCAAGTTATCTCCGAATCATCCATGAGCTTCTTCTTGTACTCACGTGAGAAAGCAATCATCTTACCTTCATCATTGAAGAACGGATAAAGCTTATCCCCACGGAACGGAGACCATAATACGCTTTTCAGCTTCTTGGTAGGTTTTACCTTGCCTCCGAATGTAGTCTTTACTTTTTTCCAGAACTTCGCCCAAAACGAATCATCATCGGTAACATACCAATATTCTGCCGCTTCTTGTTCGGAGAGCCAGGCACGGACAACCTTCTTGTTCTGATATTTGATTTTGTTGGATTTAAATACAGCCTTTACCGCATCCAGTAGCTTCTTTTCATCATCATCAGTTGGAGTGCAATCCATAGACGGTTCTGTGCCGACCGTGAAAGCAGTTTGAATGTTCACTATATCCTGTTCCAATGGAATGGAGATACGGTTCACTGGTTCTGTTTTATACCTTGCTTCGATTTCATAAGTCTTACCAGTTTTTTCATCGAAGTGCTTCTCAGCTTCTTTTTCAAGAACCTTTCTGTCCGGATACTTCTTTTTGTCAACCATAATTTCATGGCGTTCCGGATTCCAATCGTCCCAAAGTTTACAACAGTCGGGAAGTTCAGTCTTCCTACCTTTCTTCAGGTAGTTTATCTTCTGCCCGATATCGGGCAATGCTAATATTTCTTCTAAATTCAATGGCATAGCTTATATTTTTAGTGTGTGAATATTCCAGTTAAATCTTTCGGCTTCAAAATGCGTCCAAGCAAACAACCCAATACATAATATCTAATGGCATCCCATTAGTGTCCACTAAAAAATCATAGTCGTTCTTTGAAATTGTTGAAATTCAGTTTGTTGTAATGGTATTTGGTGCGCAACGATT